CTCTTCCCCCAGCCATTCCAAAATCTCTTTCGTCATCCCGTGCCATAATTAAATCCTCTGGTGGAGGTGGCGGGAATCGGACCCGCTTCCAGAAAGGGAATTAACTCTTCTTCCTGTCGAAACCATTGCACCCCCTAATGAATACTCTTTTTAACTTCTTCCGCGCTCTGAGCAAAAGCCTTCTCAAGAACCGCATCAACATCAACTGACTTTTTAACCTCAACAGCACCCTTATACTCGATCTCTTTCTTTTCTTCTTTCTTATTAGAATTCCAACTGAACCTGTTAACCATGTTCAGAGCCCAAAGACTATTATTGAAACTTCTGTTATCTATATTCTCTCTGCCCTGCTGGAGCCACCAAGCTTCAGAAGCTTCCTTTCCAAGTTTAACAATTTCTCTGAAAGGCTTCTTTAACGCATCAGTACCAGTTATCCAAGCATGAAAAGTGCTTCGGCTAATTCCCATCATTCTGCTGACTTCAGCAATTGAACCGCCAGAGTCAAACAAATTAGACACTCTTCGGCTCATAGCCTCTGTCCATACAGATTCATATTTACTTTTTTTTGCCACGTTTCTTCCTCGGCCTTCCCGGACTCACGCTCCGGTTGGTCCTTTTGCTTGCCATCTTTAAATTACCCAATGAATTGTTTCTTGGATTCCCATCCCTATGATGAACATCCATTCCTTTCTTATGTCGCCCGGCCTTTTTCATATCTCGCGCAGCTTGAACTCTAGCACCCCTTCTTTTTCTCTGCGCTGGCTTCTTATGATAATTATCATATTCCTTACGATAATTTCTTGCCATTATTTTTTTCTCTTTCTTCCCTTAAACTGAATAGGTCCGGGCATTAACCAAGAGAAGACCATCGGCACTATTATTATTAAAATTAATGCCCAACCTCCCATTTCAATTAACTGTCCCAGCAGCGTCCAAAAATTCGCAGGGGCTTCTTGAATAACTGTGTCAGCATTCACGTTAATAGGTTCTCCTTTAGTCTGGGGTCCCGCAGTTATCGCAGAGACAGTCGCAGCCGTCACTCCCCCGAGAACCGCTGGAGCAACAATCGCAGCCGGAACTAAGGCAGTCGTCGCAGCTACAATTCCCGCGGTCGCTGCCCCAGTCTTCAGGTGTGAGCATCCTGCTACACTGCAGGCGGTGGCGATGACCACCAGCCAGTAACCCAACCTACTACAGCGATTACTACAAGCACGCCTACGCAAACTAAAAATTTCTTTCTCTTTGATAATTCTTTCCATTTTTCCATGATATTTCCTATAAAGTAAATGATGATCCACACCCACAAGACGATGCTCCTGTAGGTGGTGTGAAATGAAAGGATGGCCTGAAAGGATCGTTATCCCAGTCCATTACTGCGTCACCTAATAACTCCAAAGAAGTAGAATCAGAGAATATTGTCGAAGACAACATCTGCGCGTCTGGTGGCAAATCTGCCTCTGGTTTCAACTTTATCTGATATCCAGAACATCCGCCACCTTCTAAATAAACGCCTAAGAAACCTTCCCCATTCAAAGTCTGGTCTACTTTTTTCTGGGCGGATTCCGTAATAGTCATTCATAATCCTCCCTCGGTTTTCTAGATTCTAACTTCTTCTCTACAACCCCTAAAAATATTTTAAAATTATTTTTATGGTTACTCATTATTTTTAAAGCCGTCTCGGAATCGCAGAAACTTTTATAATGATCTAAAATAATTTTCTGTATTTTTGTCATTCATGTTTCCTAGACTTCAGCTCCAAGTCTAATGAATTAACCCCACTAGAGACTGTGGATGTAAATATAAAAGGTAATATTCCATGAACCAAAGCAATCAATGACATAAGAAATAATTTCAAAGCGAGTATCCATGCAAACCTCAAGTGCATTGTATAATTCATACCAACATCTTCTAGGTGTTTTTTCATAGTACCTTTGCTACCACAATGTTCCCCTCTTTGTTTGTCTTTAATTCTACTGTGCGTTTCTCGCAAGTGAATCGGGTCTTCCCTGATGCCGTGTCTTTCCATCCATTTCTTTTCAAAGTACGTTTCATACTCAGGCATCCAGACATACCCATCTCTTCCCACTGACCAGTACTTGGGTTCTCCCAATGGCCCATCCATTCTTTTAGATTATCGTTCATGTACAAAAGCAATACAAACATAACTTCCATTAATGCGCTCCGTTATTTCAAATAAATAAGTTTTCCTTTTAGTCTATCATTCTTTAAGGACGCAACATTATTCGCCCCATAAGCCACCAAACAACTTGGGGCGTTAGAACGATCCAAGGCATTAGGCTTCTTACCATCAACTTTGTAAAAACTTATACGTCCTTTGAAGAAAAATATTGCATCGGCCTTGCTCCATACTTGTTCGTGGAATCCAATGGTTTCTGTCCTAGCAAAAACTAACGCTATACCATTCCCATGAGCAGCCAATTTTTCCAGCCACCTAAAAGCCTCCCTGCCATAGGGTGGATTGCACCAAACCCTGCCAACCCATTGTTGATTTAGGCCATTCATCTCCTGATGAAAATGTTTCTGCGCCGTTCTCCAAGGCCGTTTATCAGGGTGGGGAGAACACGGGTCTAAGTCAAACTCCCCTAATGCTTTTATAATTTCAGGGGGTGTCAGCCATTCGTCATTGTTATCTGTATTTGTATTGAAGTTATGGTGTGCGGAGCTAACCATTAATGCGCTGCCCCATTACTGAATTTAATTTGTGCAACCTTATCCTTTAGTATTTCCACCTTGGCCTCAAGTGCTTCTATTCTCTGCCTGTAGAAGTCAAGTGTAAGCGCCTGTTGTCTGTCGAATGGAGCATTACCACCCTCAACATTGTTTAATAACTTCTCAAACTCACCAGAGAGGTGTTCAATAAGCATGAACTGTTCAGCGTCCGCGGGCAAGGCCCCGAGCTCGCCTCTTGGCCATTTTTCAGTGAAGGTCGAGTTCTTTGTTACATCGGCAGACATAAGTATCTGGTTTGTTTCAACCACATTCAGTCTTTCCAGTATACCAAAGTAACCCCATGCTCCTACACACACTGTACCTATTAAACCTATAAGGTTTCTTATAGGCATTCCAACTGAAGTTTTATCGCTTAAATTAACTCCATCATCCGCCATAAGGATTTCCCTTGGCTGTCTGCTCTGCCTCTCCTTCAGCTAACCAAGAAAATATTTGTTCATGCTGAACCATTATCTCATTATCCACATCACGTAAAACATTATCAGCTTCTTCCAACCTTTCAATAGCCTTCCATAGTTCCTCAACCTTGAAGTTAAGGACATCAAGACCAGATACCGCTCTCTGTATCTCAGTCTGGAACTGGTCTGACTTGTCAACAAGGCCGGATAATCTCTCTACCTCAGACGATAGACCACTAGCCCACCATATAGCGCCTACAGATTGGGCAATAAGAAATAAAGCTAGTGTAATTATTCTAGAATCTACGTTCATTATGACTCCTCAAAGTCTTCTATCTCTACTTGCGGAGGAGCCATACCCTCCGGCCTTTCAAACATATTTAGATTTTGCCCGGAAAATACCAGACAAGTCCTAACCTCACTAACATGTAAAACCGCAGCAGCCCTAGTATTAGGGTTATGTACAACTACTATACCCGTAATAGGACTTTCCTCAAACGTCATTGAAATATGCACTGCATAGTCCTCAGTTAGCGCTGACATCATTTCAGTCATACCCGGAGTACATATGGAAGGATATGGGATCATCAGCTTCTGTGCATTCTCAGGAGGACCAGCCTTAACCTCATAGAGCATAAAGCAGAACATCGCAGCAGCTATTCCCGTCAGAAGCTTTTTCATTTAATCGCCCCTGAAATTTCTATTCTTATATGTGGAGTAGGATGGTTTTAATCTCTTGACTCTTTTATAAGTGGGGGTTTTAAAACTTACCGCCTTCCCTCCGGAAGAGCTTTTAAAGCGGGGAGACCCTCCGGGAGTTGCGCCCATAGTTTGGCCTTTCGTCCTCTTTACCTTAGTGAACTTAGGCATCAGTACCCTTTCTTTTTCTGCACCTTCTTACCGCTCTTCTTGGCATATTTAACAGCTGCAGCTTTTCCTTTAGCTGTATATGCAAATTTCTTCTTTCCTACTTTAGGCATTAGAGCCTCCTAATCATGAATATCAAAATTAAAATTATATCCCGTAGAACCCGGATTAGTCATCTCCTTATAAACCAACTGCATCCACTCATTCATCTTCTGGTTCTTATTTGGAATCTGCGAAGTACCCAACAAAGAACTAAGATTTTTAGTCATCGTTCCTCCGGGACGCATAAATTTGTTAGCAAGAATATTATTTATATAATCACTCGGCTGTCCACTACTTCCAACATTCTCAGTTAATTGAGCAGGGATCAGGCCAGCCTGAGTCGCTAAAAACCCATGCCTAGCAAGATCATACATAGTATATCTATTTGCATGTGGTGGCAATGTTGGTCCCGGCACACCACTAGACATCTCGTATGTATTCATAGCAGCTTCCTGCTTATTCTTTGGAAGACCATACATATTCGCATACTTATCCGCCAACATATTCGCTTCAAGTATACTCCTGTTGTATACATTCCCAGTTTTGCTATAGTCACTATACGGATTCCATTGCCCAAAAAATCCGCTATTTTTAATAGCTTCTTCTTCTAATTGGGCAAGCCTATGCTTGTTTTTATCAAAAGCGGGTAATGCATCTAGCGCATCTTTCTGACCCGGACCTACATAATTTTCAATATTACTCGGAGACTTTTGCAGTTGATAAGCCTTTTCTAGAGCCTCACGAATTTGCCCATAAGTTGAATTCTTTTGTCCGGGACCACCCATAACACTGGAATAAGTAGAAGGATCAATATATCCGGGTTGCTGTGTAGCTAAGGGCCTTTCCCAAATTGCTATGGGCGTAGTATCAGTCCAGCCCACCTTTGTTGGGCCTACCTTATTATAATCAGACCAGAACTCATTAACCATTGGCATGTTAGTGCCCATTATTTGCAACTGAGTTTCAATCGGAAGACCGCTCATAAAATTAGGCATGTTACCTTTACGATTTACTAAATTCTCGACGGTGTAGTCTTTAACAGCTCTTGTTGGGTTATCTGTAACTACAGACGAATCGTAAACAGGCTGGTTCCCAACCATATCCGTAAGCGTGCCAAGTACAGAAGACCAATCCCCATAATTCTGCATATCACTTCCAGCTGACCCAGTTCTCACCGCATCTGCTTTCTCTTTCTCTTTAGCCGGGTCTCTCAGATTTAATCCAACTTTTGTCATACCAGTACCTGAAGATGTATCCACTGATCTGGTTGAAACTGGATCAACTCTAGGCGCGTGCTTTTTTTCTTCAAACTCTACGGGATAAGTCTTATAAGCTGGAGATGAAACAGAAGTAACTGGTGCCACACTAGGAACTACATCTTCCAGATAGGTCTGTATAAGACTTGGTCGTGGTGCAGGAGTTTTCCCCCCAATCCATCCGCCTCTTTCGTGAGAAAAATAACCCCCAACCTTTCCCTCACTTCGAGGATCAACCTCATATCCTATACGGTCAGCTATTCTACCACTATCGTCTCTTTCTCCTCCATATCCTCCACGATCACCAGCTCCCATCCCGGAGCCTCCTCTGGCTCCTCCTGATCCTGCTCCCGGTTCAGGCATTTATCTATTCCGGCTTAAGTTCTGGTGTTTCATGGCTCTGATCTCGGCA